ACCTACCCGGCCCCGACGACATGGGCCGACGCAAAGCGACTGGCCCACGACATTCAGCGCGACCTTCTGCGCCGCGCGCTGGCGCAGCACGAAACGACAACGGAAGCCGCGCAGTCCATAGGCATGGAGCGCAAGGCATTCTACGCCGCGTGCGTGCGCTTGGGGGTGGTGGAATGATCCGCATCGCCGCAATCTTAACTTTGCTGGCCGCGCCCGGCTGGCCGAGTTGCGCTTCCTCGGGCTGGCAGACGGCAAGGGGGCTTGGTGGCACAGGAGGGTAAATCGCAATGGGTGAGCACGTCATAAACGCAGAACCGCTTGTGCATCAGGCTGCGTTTAACGCAATTATCGAAATGTATGCGGCGATGGGTCCGGGCGCTATTGAGCACGGCATTTTTGCGGCAAACGCGCTATCAAAAAACATAAAAGCATACCGCCAGCGCGGGAAAGAAGCATTCACATATCAGGGCTTGCTGATTTCAACGCGCCATGAAGGCGAACCAGTTTTCAAGTGGCGTCAAGCGCTGCGCAACCCGGCGCCGGTGCTGACAAGTAAGCCAGATTGCAGGTGCGAATATGGGTGAGCGAGCCAAGAAGCTACGCCAGAGGCGCAAGGAGCGCCGCCAGAGAGCCGGAAAGGGCAACAGGCTGCACACCCTACCGAAAACGCAAGACGGCACTCACGAGCGCGCTGAGCGCCCCACAGAGCAACGCGCGCAGGTCGGGCACTGGGTCAAGGCCGACGGCAGGTTTCAAGACCTGGCCGCAGACATGATCGGCTGGTTGCTTATCTCGCGGCAGATCACGCCAGAGCAAGAACAAGCCGCAAGAACGTGGCAGGCTGTGCGGACCGCTTACGTTGCGGAATTGCAGTTGCGCGGATACCGTAGCTGCCTGAACAACGAGCAACCCGGCCACGACGACAGCGATGGCGACCCCGAAGTCCTCGCGCAGTATCGGCGGCTCGAACTCGAAGTCGGCAGGGCAGGCACGCAAGAACTGGTCTGGACTGCCGATGAGCAAAAAAAGCCGCGCGTCCTTGGCGTGCTCAAGGCGGCGCTGGATGTGATAGGGGGCACTTGACCCGCCTTTGAAAACCCGCTATTTTGACCTTTGTATTCGTGCGTCTAACGCACAGAGCGCCCAGCCAACCCCGGCTCGGGCGCTTTTCTTTTCTGATCTTGCCGCATCCTTTTCCCGCCACCCGCGCGGCGGAACCCCCACATGCGCCGCAAGGCGTCAACTTTGGGCGGCAAGTCCGTTCAGGGAACGGCATGAAGTGACCAAGGAATGCGGGGAGCGCGGGACCATACCCTGACAGCAGCAGGAGCGCCACAATGGCGAATAAACAAACTGTGGGAAACCCGCGTGAGGGAAAGCGCGGTCCCGGCAGGCCAAAAGGCTCGCGCAACAAAACAACGCAATCGGCAAAGAAAATCATCGAATCCGCCGCAGACACGCTTGGCGGTGCGGAACGGCTCGTCGCTTGGGCGAAAGAGAACGAAGCCAACGAGCGGGCGTTCTGGTCTACGATCTTCCCCAAGCTGATGCCGCTTCAAGTCTCCGGCGACAAGGACAACCCGCTGCAAGTCGTTGCAAAGGTCGAGCGCGCCATTGTCCGTGCTGCAAATTCCGACCGCTGAGGTATTCGAGCCGCTATTGCAGCCAGCCCGCTACAAAGGCGCGCACGGCGGACGCGGCTCCGGCAAGTCTCAGTTCTTCGCGGATCTGCTGATAGACGACGCGCTGCGCTGGCCGGGCGAAGCAGGCGAAGGACTGCGCGGCCTCAGCTTCCGCGAAATTCAGAAGTCGCTCAAGGAAAGCGCCAAGTTCCTATTGGAAAGCAAGCTGCACAAGTTCGGGTTAGGCGAGCAGCAAGGCTTCAAGGTCTTCACGGACCGCATCCAGACGCCCGGCGATGGCTTGATCGCATTCACTGGCCTGCAAGACCACACAGCCGACAGCGTTAAGTCCTACGAAGGCTTCCACCGCGCTTGGGGCGAAGAAGCGCAGACAATATCGCAGCGGTCCCTGTCACTGCTGACGCCCACGATCCGGTGGGAAGATACGCACCGGGGCTTGGCTTCGGAGCTTTGGTTCGGCTGGAACCCGCGCCACAAGCGCGATGCGGTGGACGCTCTTCTGCGGGGTGAGAACCCTCCGACAAACAGCATCGTTGTTGAAGCAAACTGGCGGGATAATCCGTGGTTTCCCAGCGTGCTTGAGCAAGAGCGCAAGGACAGCATGGTCCGCGAGCCGGATCAATACATGCACATATGGGAAGGCGAATACGCTACGGCGAACAGCGGCGCATATTACGCGGCCAGCTTGCGCCAAACGCGCGAGGAAAACCGGATCGGGCAAGTTGCCGCTGACCCGCTCATGACGATCCGGGCGATTTGGGACATTGGCGGCACCGGCGCAAAGGCGGACGCAACCGCAATCTGGATCTGCCAGTTTGTCGGTAAGGAAATCCGGTTCCTCGATCATTACGAAGCGGTTGGGCAGCCGCTGGCAACGCACATCGGCTGGCTTCGAGAAAACGGCTACGGCAAGGCGCTTTGCATCCTGCCGCACGACGGCGCGACTAACGACAAGGTTTACGATGCCTCATACGAAAGTGCGCTAACCCAAGCGGGCTTCGAAGTGGTTGTCGTGCCTAACCAGGGCAAAGGCGCAGCGATGCAACGCGTCGAAGCCGCGCGGCGGCTGTTTCCACAAATGTGGTTCGACAGGAAATGTGACCCCGGCCTCGACGCGGTTGGCTGGTATCACCCGAAGATCGATGAAGCCCGAGGCATAGACCTTGGCCCCGAACATGACTGGTCCAGCCACAGCGCCGATGCGTTTGGCTTGGCTGCGGTGGTTTACGAACCGCCAACACAAACGAAGCGGCCTGCATTCGTGCCGCGAAAGGTGGTTGCTTGATGGCATACGACAGCGACAACCCGATCCTGATCGTGTCGCGCATGGTGGACCGCGCCGAGGAATACCTCGATGAGCAGTCGAAGACCCGCGAGCAGGCGCTGGAATACTACGAGGGCAAGCCCGCGTGCATACCGCACAACGAGGGCCGCTCTTTCAGCGTTTCCAAGGATCTCCGCAGCACCGTCAAGAAGCTGATGCCGTCCGTCATGCGGATGATGTTCGGCAGTGACAAGGCCGTGCAATACGAGCCTATCGGGCCGGAAGACGAAGCCGCCGCAGAACAGGCCAGCGATTACGTCAACCGCGTCGTGATGCGCGAAACCATGTCCCGCCGGGCAATCGAAAGCGCCATCTTTGACGCCCTGGTGCTCAAGACAGGCATTCTTGAGTGGTGCGCGACCGAAAAAACCAAGGTCGTCGTGACGGAGCACAAAAACCTGTCCGATGAGGCGGTTCTGGGCCTGTTTGACGACCCGGAAAACGAGGTTTTCGACTACGAAAAGACGCCGGAAACGGACCCGATGCTGTTGGAGATGGACCCCAACGCAATGCGGCACAGCTTCAAGGTCCGCCGCAAGGAAACCGAAGTCGTTTGCGAGCTGAAGGCAGTCCCGCGCGGGTCGTTCCTGATTTCGCCGAACGCGCGGTCAATCGCCGACGCGCCGCTCGTGGGCAAGAAGATGGAAGCCAGCCGGTCGGACCTCGTGGCCGAAGGATACGACAAGGATCAGGTCTACCGCCTGTCTTGCGTCGATCGCCGCGACGACGACGATGATTTTGAGCGGTATGGCGACGACTGGACGGATCTGGACACCGGCGCGGCCAAGGCTGGCGAAGACGTTGAATACTATGAGGTCTACGCTCGCCTCGACTATGACGGCGACGGCATCGCGGAGCTCTACAAGGTGGTTTATGGGCTGGCCGCGCGCGATGGTGGCGGTGACGAAATCAACGGCGCGCAAAAGTATATCGTCTTGCAATCCGAGCCGTGCGACGAGGCGCCTTTTTCGGACATCGCGGCCGAATACAGCGCGCACCAGTTCGAAGGCCACAGCGTTTTCGAAGACATCGAGGACGTGCAGCGGATCAAGACTGTCCTCCTGCGCGCCACGCTCGACAACCTGAACTGGCAAAACAACTTTCAGCGCGCGGTTCAGTTGGACGCGGTGGAAAACCCAGAAAGCGTGCAAAACCCGCAATTTGGGCAGGACATTCTTCTAAAGCGCGGCGTGAGTGCCCGCGAAGCGGTGCAGCGAATCCCGGTGCCGTTCTTCGCGGCGAAAAGTTTCGACATGATGCGCTACATGGATGAAGTGCGGGACGAGCGCACGGGCATCACAGACGCATCTGGCGGCATTGACCCCGAGGGTTTCCAGAACATGAGCGCCACAGCCGCTCATTTGGCCGCTGAGAGCGGTGTCGCGCAGGCCGACATGATCGTGCGCAATCTGGCCAACGGCATTCAGCGGGCGTTCAAGGGGCTTCTCAAGCTAATCGTGGCGCATCACGACAAGGCGCGCGTTGTGCGGCTGCGCGGTGAATGGGTCGAATACCAGCCCGATAGCTGGAACGCGGACATGGACTGCACGGTGAATGTCGGCCTTGGCGGCGGCACCCGTGAACGCGATATGCAGATGTTGCAGATCGTTCTTGGCTTGCAGCGCGAAATTATTGCGAATTTCGGCGTTGATAACCCGGTCGTGAAGCCGGATCAGCTTTACGCCACGCTTGAAAAGATCACGGAAGCGGCTGGGTTTGCCAATGCCGAGCCGTTCTTTACCCGCCCGGACCCGCAGGAAATCGCCGCGAAGATGGCCCAGCAGCAGCAAGGCGACGGGACGGCGCAGGCGCAGCAACAGCTAGAAATGCAGAAGGCGCAGGCCGACATGGCGGTCAAGCAGGCCAAGCAGGAAGCCGAAACGCAGCTTGCGCGCGAAAAGATGCAAGCCGAAATGCAGATCGCCCGCGAGCGCATGCAGGCCGAAATCCAGTTGCAGCGTGAAAAGATGCAAGCCGAAGTGTTCAGCGGCCAAAGGATGACTGGCGGCATGTCCGCGCCGGTGCGGATGGGCGGTCAAATTGGGTGATTGGGAGCGCGAGCCGAGCGGCTTGGCCCTGTCGCTACAGGAAAACGAACTGCTAAACGAGATTTTCGACGCGCTGGAAGACGGCGCCAAGGAAGCCATCTTGGCCGCGCGCCAGGATGAAGATGACAAGCGGCGCTTTCACGCGATGGAAGCGAACGCAATCAGATCAGTGCGACGGCAGCTTGCGGAACGGGCTTCCGGCAAAGCCAAGCCAAAGCGCACCGATCCGGCGGCCTGAGCCGACCGGCAACACCTGCACATAGCAGAGACGAAGGACGGAAACCGCATGGTTGACGAACAGACAGATTTTGCCAGCGATTACGACTACTTCGACCCGGATGACGACCCCATTGAGGACAACGCATCCGAAGTCGAAGAAGCGACCGACGGCGAAACGGATGAAGCACCTGCCGAAGAAGTAGAGGCAGAGGCGGAGCAGGACGCGGAACAGGACAGCGCCGAAGAAGGCGACCCTGACGATGATCCTGTGATTGACCTGGGTGGCGAGCAAGTTCCTCTTTCACAACTGAAAGAAGAACGGATGCGCCAGCAGGATTACAGCCGCAAAACTGCGGAGGTTGCCCGCGAGCGTGAAACCGTGCAGCAAGCACGCCAATTCTACTCGCAGCAATCAGAGCAGCTTAATTCATTGCTGCAAGGAACGGTCGAGTTTCTTCAATCGGTTATCCCGGAAGAACCGCCGCTCAGCCTCGCGC